GGTAATGGTTTTGATTTAAATTCAAACTCTAAATATATACAAATACCGCATGATATATCTTTAAATATAGAAAGAAACTATGCTGTTGATTTATGGTTTATTAACAGTGATGTATTTAGTGGTTCAGATCCTGCCACATTTGTTGATAAAGTTGATGCTGGTAACAGCCAAGGATTTAGGCTTCTTTCTTTTCCGATAGGACAGGTAAGGGTAAGGCAGCCAAATTTAAACAGTTCTAATTTAAATAATACTAATATAAGCCTATCTACGGGTGGTAATTTTAGGGTAGGCTCTAATTTTGACGGGACAACAAGACAAGCGATTATAAATGTTAATTATTCTGCTGATACTCCTACGGGTGTAGTAACAAATACAACAGAAGATTTATATATCGGGCGTGCGCTATCAGGTACTAATAATTTCTTTAAAGGGGTTTTAGGTGATTTCAGGTTAAAAAAATCGTCAATATCAACTGATGAAAGAGATAGCGAATACAACAACCAAAATTCACCGTCTACATTCTGGGCTACTGGAGCACCTGATACTCCTGCTGGCGGTGGTATATCAGTAACAGTGGACAGTGGAATATATTTATACACTGGTACGGATGTATCTTTAATAACATCACGGATATTAACAGTTGATAGCGGGACTTATAACTATACGGGCACAAGTGTAAATTTAGTTAGAGGATTGGTATTAAATGCTGATACTGGAAATTATACCTATACCGGCGCAGACGCAACATTAACATTTACACCAGCGGGAACATTTATATTAACTGCTGAGAGTGGAGTTTATGCTTATACCGGCGCTGATATTAATTTTAATCGGGATCGTGTTATAATAGCTTCATCAGGAACTTATACATATTCAGGTAATGACATACAAATAATATTACCTGGTCAAATATGGACAGATAAACCAGCGGTTTCGACTACATGGACAGACCAAGCTCAAACAATAACTATTTGGACGGATAAATAATGGCAACTTATCAGAAATTTAATCAAACTGTAGAAGATTTCGCGAACGGTGTTTATAACTGTGCAACAGACCAGTTTACTGTAGCGTTAACGGCAGGTACTCCTCTAGCAACAAACGAGGTGCTAGCTAACCTAACAGAGATTGCATACACTAATTTAAGCTCGCGTAATCTAACTACTTCTAGCTCAGGGCAAGCATCAGGAACGTTTACACAACTATTCTCTGATTTAGTGTTAACAGCTTCAGGTGGTGCAGTAGCAACATTTAGATATATAACTATCTATGACAACACACCAACAAGCCCAGCAGACCCGTTATTATGTTTCTATGATTTTGGTAGTGATTTAACATTAGCTGATGGCGAGACTTTAACTATTGATTTTACTACAAGTACATTTACACTTGCTTAAGGAATTATCATAGCACATAAAGGCAAAGTAAACACTAGAGGTCAACGAGTAAAGACCAATAAAGCTAAAGTGAATAAACCGAAACCTAAACCTAAACGTAAAAAGTAACCGTCAATAAAATGACATAATGACGAATAACCATATAAGGACTCGTTACAATGGCAGCAACAAAAGGCAATCAATTCTGGAAAGCTAGAAGCACACACGGAAGAGATAAAATATTCAAGACGGCAGATATAATGCTAGAGGCAGCTTATGAGTACTTTCAGTGGGTAGAGGATAACCCTTTAAAGGAAAGTAAAATTTGTTCATTTCAAGGTGAGAACAAGTTAGAAGAAGTCCCTTTAATGAGGGCTATGACCATATCTGGTATCTGTATATTCTGGAATGCACACTCTGAATACTTAACTAAATTCGAATCTGATTTGGATTTAGACAGCAAAGAAGGAAAAGATTTTTCCCGAGTCATTAAGACAATAAGGGAAATAATCAAGACTCAGAAGTTCGAAGGAGCCAGTGCAGGACTATTAAATCCTAACATCATAGCTAGAGATTTAGGGCTAACCGATAAGAAAGAATTATCAGGAAGCGCTGAAAATCCTCTTACATTAGTTATAGCTGAGATATCGGGGAATACACTTGGTCCAGCTAAATAAAAGATCGGTTCGACAACGAGACACTAGAAAGCCTGTCAACGAAGAAGAGTTTAAAGAGTGCCTTGCTGATCCTTGGTGGAGATTAACGAGTGGTCAACTGTATAAAATAATGATAAAAGGCGATGATGATGAAGAAACCCTTGTTGCTGATTTTATACCCAATGACCCTCAATTAGATTTATTATCGAACCTTCATACTCGTAACGATATATTAAAAGCCCGTCAATTAGGATTTACCACATTAATAGAAATATTCTTTCTTGATTGTTGTTTGTTTAAAGCAAATGTCAGGGCGGCAGTAATAGCACAGAGTGAAGATGTAGCTAAGACCATATTTAGAGATAAAGTTTATTTTGCCTATAACAACTTACCGCCATCATTAAAAGAAGCTATGCCATTAGAAAGAGATAGTGCAAGTGAATTATTATTTTCCCATAATAACAGTTCAATAAGGGTGGCAACATCAGCAAGGTCTGGAACTCTGCAATATTTACATATATCCGAGTTCGGTAAAATATGCGCAAAGTTTCCAGAAAGGGCTGACGAGGTAATTAAAGGCTCAATTCCTGCTGTACCAACTAACGGCATGGTTTTTATTGAATCAACAGCTGAAGGTCAAGACGGTCATTTTTACAAGATATCAAAGAGAGCAGAGGCCTTAATGATTTCAGGTAAGAAACTAAACCCTAAAGATTATAAGTTTCATTTTTACCCTTGGCATGGAGAGAAGAAATACACCACAAACCCTGATGATGTAATTATCACTAAAAAGGATAATATTTACTTTGACAAAATAGAGGGTGAGGTTAAGTGCATTATCTCCAAAGAACAAAGGGCGTGGTGGGTTATGACTAGAGACTCAGAATTCTCAGGCGAGGAAGAAAGTATGTGGCAAGAATACCCAAGCACACCAAAAGAAGCTTTCCAGAAATCAAAGGAAGGTTGTTATTATACTGTGCAAATGACTAAAACAAGAAAAGATGATAGAATCACAACAGTTCCACATAAAGATGGCGTGCCGGTAAATACTTTTTGGGATATAGGTAGCGGTGACGGTACTGGTATTTGGTTGCACCAAAGGGTTGGGCAGCAAGATCATTTTATAGGTTACATAGAGGCATGGAATGAACCATACTCATACTTTATAAAAGAACTAAAGAAATTAGATTACGTTTGGGGGGTTCATTATTTACCCCATGATGCTGGGCACGTTAGGCAGGGAACTATGGCAAACATATCCCCTAGTGATAAACTATCATCATTAGGGTTAAAAGATATTGAGATAGTCCCTAGGATTGACGAGATAAGCCACGGCATACAAGTTACAAGGGATTCTTTTTCTTCTTGTTGGTTTGACGAAGAAAAATGTAAAGAAGGTATTATACATTTGGATTCATATAGAAAAAAATGGAATAACACCACAGGCAGATTCATGGATACACCTGTGCATGATATTCATTCAGAGTGTGCTGACGCATTTAGACAGTTTGGTCAACTCTGTGCAACTAATAGCCTTGACGGTGATGACGGATGGGCAGACACAACAAATTACGAACCAGTGGGAATAGTTTAAATGGCAAACTTATCTGAACCAGCATTACTTCATATAGTAAACGCTAAATTAGTAGATGCAACAACAGGAAGAAGCAAGCTAGATAGGATTAATCAATTCTTAGAAGATAGAAACAACGCTAAACCTTATGGGACAGAAGTACCAGGAAGGTCGCGCTTTGTATCTAACGATGTAAAGGACGCTAACGAATCTGCCCACACATCACTAATTAGAATGTTCCTAGGTGCTGGCGCTATAATTAAATTTAAAGCTGCTAACCCTGAAATAAAAGCACAATCAGATGAAGCACAAGAGAAAACAGCCTTTGTTGATTGGCTTATACGTGGACAACCTGACTCATACGCAACACAAAGCGGTGCATTAACTGAGATAGTTAAACTAAAAGCCGGTGTTGTTAAATACTTCTATGAAGAAACTGAAACCACAGAAGATCATAAGTGGGAAAATATAACCGAGTTAGAAGTCATTGAGCAGATGGATGCACTAACTGAGAATAGAAACAACAAAGAAGTTAAACTCGTTTCTCACGATGAAAACGAAGACGGTACATTTACCATACTCATTCGTGCAAAGGTTAAACGTCAAGAGATTAAAGTTGTTGGCGTACCTAGTGGTGCATTTTTAATATCTCAAGGTGCAGCAACCAAGGACGAAGCTGAGTTAATGGGTGATGAGTTCTACAAAACAAGAGGAGAGTTATTAGCTGAAGGACATAGTAGAGAGCTAGTTAACAAGCTGCCATCATCATCTATCAACGGAACAATACAAAGATTTATCACTACTGATTCACTAGGTAATATACCTGAAGCTGATTTCGGTGAGTGGGCTAGTCAATTAATATTAGTTACTGACTTATACGTCAAGGTTGATTACAACCAAGATGGTATAGCAGAGCGAAGAAATATTCAAAAGGTCGATGACCATATTTTAGTTAATGAACCATTCGATCATGTTCCTTATGCAGTAGGCTCAGCCTTTATAACTCCACACTCAGTAATCGGTGAAGGTTGGGGAGAGCAAATAACAGATATTGCAGAAGTTAACACAGCCATAACCCGCGGCGTATTAGATAATATCTATTCAGTTAATAACACAAAGAAAGCTGTAAGAGTTGGCAAGGATGGCGTTAATTTAGATGAAGCATTATCAAGTAAAATTGGTGGTGTTGTTCAAGTTAAAGGTAATAGACCTTTAACTGATATGATCATGCCATTAACAACTGAATTCATTGGTGACAAAGCGTTATTAGTTAAGCAGCATATGGACCAGATGAAAGCTAACCGAGTTGGCAATCAGTTAACCTCTCAAGGCTTGGACGCTGATAAGCTAGCAAAAGAAACAGCAACTAGATTTACCGGCATAGAAAAAGTAGACGGTGCAAGAACTGAAAAGCTAGCACGTAATATTGTTGAAGTATTCTATCGCAAACTATATGAAGGTGTTGCCTGGTTAGTTGCTCACCATCAAATTGATGAAGTTGAATTTAATGTATTAGGTAAGGCGTTAAAGGCTAACCCTAAAAACTGGAAATATGATAATAATCTTGATACTGAAATAGGCTTAGGTGCTGGTGATAACGACAAGATAGTAGAAAATATGTCTGGTATGTGGCAAATATCATCACAACTTAAGGCGGAAGGTTCAACACTCACCGATGAGAAGAAGCGTTTTAATATACTTAATAAGATGCTCAAAGCTTTAGATGTTAAAGATACAAGCCAGTTTATTAATGACCCAGAAGAACCAAGCGAACAGTTAAGAGCAGATAATGAAACACTAAATCAACAGGTACTTATTGATCAACAAACTATTGAGCAAATGCAAGAGCAGATTAGACAGCTTCAAGCGCTATCAGAGGTTGAAGTAATCAAGGCTCAAGCTAAAGGTCAGGCTGATGACAAGAGAGCATTACTTGGCGTTGCTCAACTAACAGAGAAAGCGAGAGAGTTTGATATTAAAACCGCTCAAGATGGTAGTCAACACAATGATGATTTAGCTTTTAATATTGTTGAGCTAGAAACCAAAGAGAATGTTGACGTTACACCTTAATGATAAAGCCCTTTAATTAGGGCTGTACGTTTATTTTATATAAAAAAGAAAACACCCTAGTTACTGTTAATGACTCAAAGTGATAATGCCTATCATAAAAGTGAAGCGATCCACCACCTATGCTGTATTCCGTAATATTAGAGTTTTGTAGTATCAACATAGTAGTGCCGAATAACCGCACCTTGATTGCGTTCTCTTCTTGAATGAATCTACCAAGCATACTCAAGAGGTAAGGTCTAGGGTTTAACTGTCTTTGCTCGTTCATCCAATACATGTAATCTAAGCTTCCTACTAGTATTTTTGTTTTTACTTTATTCATCTAGCCACACCTCTACATTAAAAATTACATACATTCCATTATGTGATTTAATCGCCATACCAATAAACCATTCAACAACAGAGTTGAACTTATCTCTAGGTAGTTTGATAAACCTAAGAGGAGGATCAAGTTGAGATATTATTAGTATCTTTTTTATTGTTACATCTAAAGGTGTATTGTCTTTTTTAGTTAATTTGTAATTAGTGGTTGGTTCTGGCTTTGGTGGTATATGACTAGTGTTAGCATTTCTCCATTTATCATTCCAGTTACTAATAGCGGAATCGTTTAGTGGTACGTACTCTGATTTAACATCAAACCCTAACGCATCAATAAGGGCGTCTAACTTTTTTTCTATGTTATTCATTTACTTGCTCCTGCTCTAGTTTAGATTTATATTCATCCATAAACATAACACCTAATGATGTTAATTCTTTATACGTACTTTTTTTACCATCCTTTAAAAATCCGCCCTCAGTCATTAACTATCAAACAAACTAAATATAATTTTATCTATATCACTCACTAGTGCTCTCCTGCTACATCTATTAATCGAAATTCAGGCTATCCCAATAATCAGGACGACCACATTCAAGCTTATCAAACTCATCTTTTTCAGCCTCAACAGCGAATAAGGCTTGTCTAGCTTTTGCTAATGCAAATTCATTGTGACCTATTTGAGATCGCTTTCTTGCCTTAAATGATTTTAAAGCCTGCTCTTTCGATGGGTAACAAGATCGTCTTAAGCCGTCTTTTGATACTCTCTTAGTTCTTGGTTCTCTGCCCGTTGTTACACTCATCATGTGCTTTTCAAATTCATCTATAATAATATAAAAGCATGGCGTTTCACGTATCGGATAAAACTCTATAACCCTAACTTCTACACCGTCTTTATGTGCGTAATCGTCATATCTGTAATGTGTTGGGAAATTATTTAATTTCATTACTCTATTCCTTTAGTTATTACATCAATCATGTTGTCATACATTCTTTTAGATATGATGACCACCTGATTATTCTTAGATACGATGCATGTCGGCTCATTACTCTTTTCAACTTCATCAAGAATAGATCTTAATTCCTTTCTTGCTTTGCTGTAATTAACTATTTTCACTATAAACCCGCTATTTATTCAATATGTAGTCACAAGTCTAGTACAGGTTATTGTATAAATCAATGTCTATTTTGAGTTGAGTTTAAACGCTGTTATAATAAAACCTTACAAAGTTTGAATAACCTTTAGGACTCAAATGAGAGAACAAGCAGATTTAATTAAAGATGTTGATAGCGCTAAACAAGCCGAATCAATATTAAATCACCCAGTATTTATCGCAGCTATCAAAACCTTAAGAGAGGTTACGATAGAAAAATTTGAGGGTTTAGGGTTTAGTCAGACTTTAGAAATGCAAGAATGCAATCAAAGGTTGAATCTCATAGAAGAACTTGAGAGTAACTTTGAAACCGTTATACAAAACGGTAACGCAGCATACAGAACTCTAGAAGATATTCAAACCCACCAACAGGCGATAGATAATGAGCGATGAACAAGTACAAACTTTTGAAGAAGTAGTTGACATATTTTATCCAGACGAAAAAGCGGAGCCTCTCGAAGTGCCAACCGCCAAAGCGGCAAAGGATGAAGAACCAGCAGAAGAAGCGGAAGAATCTAACGACGATAACGCTGATGATGTTGAAGAGGAAGCAAGCGACGAAGATAATAACGACGACGATGAAAGCGATAGTCTTGTCTATGAAATTAATGGCAAAGATTACACCGCTAAAGATATCGAAATCTTAGAGTCTGGTAAATTAATGCAAGCTGACTACACAAAGAAAACTCAGGTTCTAGCGAATGATCGCAAAGAAATGGATAGTAACGTTGTTTTATTAGAT